AAAAGTCTTTAAGATAATGAAACCGCAGAAGTAACTCTGCGGCTTCGGATTTACTTACACGGTCAATGTAGTAATTAGTCTTCACTCTTCGGCAAGACGGGCAAAATAACTCAGGGTATCATCGTCCTCATCATCCTCAACGGGAGCACGACGGGTCGGTTTCAGGTTATTGAGTTCGCTGCGGAGGTCGTCGTCAAGGTCGGGAGCAGAACCACGAGTGTTGTCCTCACTCTCAACTTCTTCATCCACACGGGAAGAACCCTTAGAACCCAGCACATAACCAAGACGCTTTTTCAGTTCGTCATAAGACTTGAACTGGTCGGCAGCGACGAGTTCAGCGAGAGAATACTGCTTCTTCCAGACTGCTTCCAGTTCGTCATCATCGTCCAGAAGAGCAGAAGGATTCGCAAACTCGCTGGAATCATAGTTCCTATAACCAGCGACGTTCTTTGCTTTCAGTTTGAAGTTAGCACCCTTCCAGAAGTCAAAGGGGTCAATTGCTTCCTCATCTTCAAACTCAGGTTGCATCGCAGCGGTGAGTTTATCAAAGATTTTCTTACCATACTTATACAGAAAGACTTTACCTTCGTTCTCAGGATTTGCGGGGTCTTTGACTACATAGACGTTGCTAATGTAAGTCAGTTTACGCTTCTGCTTACGGGCAAGTTCTTTACCTGCGTCAGTTCCATTGTTCCACAGTTCGGTATTCATTTCCGAAACGGGATCCTTCTGTCCCAGAGTGGTCAGGGAGTTTTCAATATACCAACCACCAGGACCTTGAAAGGCGTGGCTATAAAGTTTCACAAACGGCAGGTCTTCACCCTCAGGAGCGGGCAGAAAACGAATTACAGCATATCCATTACCAGATTTATCGCAATCAAGTTTCCAAATACGGTCGTCAGAAGAACCGCTGGAACTATTCATTTTTTCAACTTCTTTCACCAGTTTTTCGGTGAGAGAACCAAGTTTAGATTGTTTTTTAAGATTTGCGAAAGACATTTAGATTCCTCGGATAGTTTAGATTCGGGAGATTTACTTGAATAGTATAACAAAGATTTCTCAATCAGTCAAGATACTTTTTGAGACCTTCAATTGTTTTCGTCATACTACTGAATAAGATACTCATATCAGTCTCTGGTGGAAAACCCATCAGAGCAACTGACTTTCTTAGATTTTCTTTGATTTCTACCGCTTCTGGGTCGTCAGAAAGAGAAAGTCTTGTATACATAATCCTCTGCTTTTCCAGCAGTTCAGTCATCTTATCAATATGTTCCAATTTATCTTCACGGGACATTCCACCAAAAGTCAGAATACTTCCATAGATAGATTCTTGAAGTTCGTTGATTTCACGAAGTTCTTGTTGGATGAATTCTGAATCGAAAAAGCTACTCATTAATTAATTCCCGTAAAACTTTCTTAAATTGGAATACGTCAATATTTAGAAACGGATTATATTTTTTTATTTTCAGACTTACGGTTTCCCATACCGGGTCTTTGAGTTTCTCATCAAATTGCTTCCCGAACTTAAATATTCTATCATAGATTACCAGAGTTTCAATGGCGAGTTTCCCGCCCAGGAATTTTTTTAATACGGGTGGATGCCCTTTGGAGCAGTTCAAGGCATCCTCTAATTTTGTTTCCGAGAACAATTCGTTGCTTTGTTCTTTGAATAAGTAGGTCAAACTCTGCTGTCGTTTCATCCACTCTGCGTAGGTTCTTTCGCCAGAATTGATAATTTCTCCAATCCATAAGTTACTCGGGGAATCTGTTGCTACAAAGTTTGATACTAGAAAATCTACAACTTCTTTGTCTGAATATTTGCGACTAGTTTTTTCGAACCAATATCTATCTTTGCGTCGGTTAAACGAACCTACTGTGGCTCGTGATTTACCATTATACTTAAAAAAGTCATATTTACTGTTCGTAAAATGACTTTTCATAGAAAGATAAGTTTGGTATGTTTCAAAAGGACTCATAAAGGAAGTTTAGCACGGGAAGTTTTCTTCATAAAATTAAGATTAATCGCATCATTCTTCAACCGTTCTTTAAGTGGTTTGGAAATAAGTTTTGTGATTGAATCAACTTCAAGACTATTGATTTCACAATAATGAACGATAGCGTCAATATAATTCATATTTTCGCTAATTACAATATTCTCAATTTCAAGAGCAAATTTAGAAGGTGTTAAAAACTTATTCTCTATTACTTGTTCTAGTTCTTTATTTGGTTCCATAGAATTCCATTTTATCTCTAACAAACTCTCTAATGTATTCGGTGAGGAGTTTGATGTACTTTGATTTGTCTCTTTCTTCATAAACGACGCATTCTCCATTTTCACAAGCCATTAAAATTACAAGTTTTTTTACAGGTATTTCGGTCATCTCATAGAACATACAAGCGTATGCTGCTGCCTGAACGAAATAGTGTTCAATCCACTCTCGTGGTTTTGGTTTCTTTGAAGTTTTGAAATCGATTATTGCTAATTCGCCATCAAACTCAGCAATTGCGTCAACTGTTCCCGCTACTCCAAGGACTTTGCTGTAAAGGGAACTTTCAAGAGCATAGATATTATTTATACGATCTAGATTCGTCTTCGCAATCTTAAAAAGAAAATCCGGAAGCGGCGCAACAGTCGGCAAATCTTTATTGTAAAGATAATTCTCCACAAGAGAATGCATATCTGTACCGCGAGAAGTAGCCGCCTTAGTAATCTTTTGCGCCTCATCCTCACCAACCTTTTTGCGCCAGTTATCGAAGATTTCACGATTAAAATGACTCGTAACCGAAGTAATTGAAACTAGTCTGAGAAATTCTTCCTCATCTGGAACTTTGTAATACCTTACACCGTCAATAGTTTCACGCTCCAACTGAGGGAGATTAATATCAATATGATTAAACATTAAAAACCAGAATCCATTTTTGCAACTAGATATTCACGAACAAGACCAGAACGGACTATATCTTCAATACCAAACTCAATTATATCAAAAGAAGGCATTTTACGCAATACCGTCATAAAATCTACAATTCCATTACGCTCATTTGTCTTCACGAGGTCTGATTGAGACGCATCACCACAAAACATAATCCTAGAATTTTCACCAATACGAGTGATAATTGAATCAAGTTCGTGGAAATTCAAGTTTTGGAATTCATCCACAATTACAATCGCATTGTCTAATGTAGTTCCACGAAGGAAAGAAGTGCTCCAGAACTTAATTGTCTCCTGTGCTTTGAGATTTCCATAGAGCATCTCAAAGTCAGCATCAGAAGGCATCTGGAACATATACTTCACCATATTCTTATAAGGAATCTGGTAAATATCTGCCTTATCATCGTGAGAACCTGGAAGAAATCCAATCTCACGAGTCGCAACTAAAGAACGAACGATATAAACTCTCTCATAGGGGCTTCTTTCATCTAAAACTTCTCTAAGAGCATTATAGAGAGTGATGAAAGTTTTACCTGTTCCCGAACATCCATAAGCGACAAGATGTTTTTGTTCTTTATAAGAATCATATAAACGTCTTTGATTGTCTGTAAGTGGGTCAATATCTACAAGATATTCGGAACTTAAAGGTTTTCTACGCTTCATCTGACGGGTTGTTAAACCAACGCCAATTGGTTGGTCGTTCGTCCTTTTTCTTCTGGCCATTAGAGTTTCTTTACAGTTGATTTGGGTGCTTTACTGGCATTCTCTAAAACTTGATTCCACGAAGGGTGTTTGGAGATAAGCTTATTACGCCATTCTCCAACTTCTCCAGGTTGAGGGCACGTTGATGGGTCAGACCAATCACGAGTCCAATCTGGATTATCTTTTTTCCACTGGTCCCAAGCGTGGATACTCATTTCCACTTCTTTTTGTTCACCAGTTTTTGTATTCACTATGGGGTACGTTGGCATTGTTATAAAATCAAGATAATTTATTTAGATTAAATGTTCCAGTCTGTTTCACCACCCAATGCTTCATAACAAATAGGAAACTGTTCCGAAAACACTTTTTTACACTCTTTCGCAATATCCATATGTTCTTTTTGAGTTCCTGATTTTTCACGAAGAGCGATGTATGTTATCCAGCTACGACAAGAACCCGTCATATAGATCCTTGTAGGCGTCGCTAAGGGCAATACAAACCTCGCACACTCCTTTGCTACTCCCTGGTCCAGAAGGCGCTTGTAGAGGTTCATAGACGCCTTAAAATGCTCTGCGATTTCTGTTTGAAGACCAAGTTTTACATAGTCTCCAAGGTCATCAATTGAGTTCTGGCGGTTCTTTGTATCTTGTCTACGAAGTTCTGGAACAGGAATATGATCTGCTAAAAGATTTGTATCAGCATAACGCTGCGAAAACTCTTGGAATGTAAAAGAACGGTGGCGAAGAATCTGTGCGGCAATTCCTCTTGTAGTCTCAATTTCAAGACTCATAAAAGATTGCTCAAACACAGACCAGTGATTATGCTTGATACAATATTTCAGAAGACCCGCATAGTTATCCGAATCCTGATTAGCAGGATTAGAAACTCTAGCAACATATGCCATAGTCTTTTCTGCATCTGGCGTAACGCTAATAAGTCTTACTGTCATTTTTTACCAAATCCTTTTGATGTTTTTGCTTCCATTTCTGCAAGTTCTTCTTTAATCACTCGCAATTGTTTTTTCATATCTATCAACTGCTCATCACTATATAAATGTTCTTGCTTTACAAGTCTGCTAAGTAATTTTACTAATTTTCGTGCTCTATCAGTCATTTAAATCACTGTCCTCAAAAACTTCATCGTAGTCTAAATGCATTGGTTTAACGTCATCATACTTGTATGCTTGAACGTCTGAATAAACTTCTGTTTTGAGAGAATCAACTAGTAATTCCAAATTTCTGATGATTAATTTCAGTTTCTCTTTGTCCATACTATAGTGCATCTCCAAGGTATTATACAAAAAAAGAGAGGATTAGTCAATCCTCTCTATCTATTTTAAAGATTTGTTCAAACCATTCCAATAAATGAATTCGATAACAAGACCAATATTTACATCCCCGATAGGTAAGTAAATAGCAGGCAGGTTCTCGACTATCTTTATCCATATCATCATAATGATGATGGTAGTCCATTACTTATACAGCAATTGAATATAAATTGATAACAAAACTATAGTAAAAGCGGAGACAGTTGTAAGTTGAAAAATAATGGATAAAGGTCCCATCACTTTCCACCAATTAGTTGTGCTAGTTGTGCTTGATGACGACGATCTTCTTTTTGTTTTTGATCTTTGATAAGTTGTAAGAAATTAAGTTTTTTCATCACTTTGACTCCTTTACAAACTTAACTCCACGATAGGTTTCGTTATACTGTTGGGGTTGCTGTTGTGCCTGCTGTTGCTGGCGACGAACTTCGGTGTCGTATTCAACACCACGATAAACGACTTTAGACATTAGGATTTCCTCCAGAATGAGATTGTTAATCCCGTTCCTTCGGGCGGTTTGCGTTCGCTATTTGCGAATAGCGAATGAACGACTCCGTTCCGCCGTCCTACTTGCGTCCAGATTTTCTGGATGAACGTAATGTATATAGTAGCATAAAACTCAAAAAGTAGCAATAGATACAAAAAGCGTATCAGTCTGATACTAAAAAAGCGAAGATTAAAAAAACCTTCGCGTGAGAAAATTTACCGGAGATTTTTTTACCCGATCTGGGAAATCACTTTCGCTTTTTCTTTTCGGGAGACTTGTAGCCCCAAGTCTTAGGATTATGTCTACCATATCCCCAGTCAATACTCTTTAAGTTTTCACGAAATTTATCCCAGTACATATCA